GTAAAGTAGTTACAATATCAGGAACTACAAAAGAAAGAATTGATAAGATAAAAGAATCAATAAATATATAATATGGCTCAACAAGATGTTAAAAATATAATAAAACAAGAATATGTTAAATGTGTTAGTGATCCTGTATATTTTATGAAAAAATACTGCTGGATTCAACATCCCACAAGGGGTCGTATTCAATTTAACTTATTCCCCTTTCAAGAAGGTGTATTAAATTTACTTAATAAAAATGATAGAAGTATAATTCTTAAATCAAGACAATTAGGTATTTCTACACTATCTGCAGGTATTGCTTTACATATGATGCTTTTTCAAAAAGATAAAGCTATACTTGTAGTAGCTACAAAACAAGACACAGCAAAAAATCTAGTTACAAAAGTAAAATTTATGTATGATGGTTTACCTTCTTGGTTAAAATTAGGTTTTGTTGAAAATAATAAATTAGCTCTTCGACTTAAAAATGGTTCTCAAATCAAAGCAGTATCAGCAGCAAGTGATGCGGGTAGATCAGAAGCAATTTCTTTGTTAATTATTGATGAGGCTGCTTTTATTGAAGAAAATAGAATAGAAGAAATTTGGGGATCATCCCAACAAACATTAGCCACAGGGGGTAAAAGTATTATTTTGTCTACACCAAATGGCACAGGAAACTTCTTCCATAGAATGTGGATAAAAGCAGAAGAAGGAACTAATGGTTTTACACCTATTAAATTACCATGGACTGTACATCCTGAAAGAAATCAAATATGGAGAGACAAACAAAATGATGAATTAGGTTTAAGAATGGCAGCACAAGAATGTGATTGTGATTTTACAACTTCAGGTAATATAGTTTTTAATCCTGACCTTTTAAATTATTATGACCAAACATATATTGTAGAACCTGTAGAAAAAAGAGGTATAGAAGGAGGATTACATATTTGGGAATATCCCGATTATACAAGAAAATACCTAATAGCAGCAGATGTTGCTAGAGGTGATAGTAAAGATTATTCGGCTTTTCATATTATTGACATAGATGAATGTAAGCAAATAGGTGAATTTAAAGCTCAAATAGGTACAAAAGAATATGGCCACATGTTAGTAGCTATAGCCACAGAATATAATAACGCTTTATTAGTTATAGAAAATGCAAATATAGGTTGGAATACTATTCAAATAGTAATAGACAAAGGATATAATAATTTATACTATTCACCAAAAGGAGACGCAGGAACAAGTGCAGAAGCTTTTTTAGCTAAAGGATATGACATTACAGATACTACTAAAATGGTACCTGGTTTTACTATGAGTATGAAAACTAGACCTTTAACCATAGGAAAATTAGATGCTTATTTAAGAGAAAAATCTATAAGAATTCAAGGAAAAAGAACCATGGAAGAAATGAGAACTTTTATATGGAAGAATGGAAGAGCAGAAGCACAAACAGGATATAATGATGATTTAATAATGTCTTTAGCAACAGCTTGTTATGTTAGAGATACTGCATTAAAATTTGCACAACAAGGTATTGATTTAACAAAAGCAACATTAAAAAATTTTAACAAAGGTCCATCCCCTATTATTTATAACACAGGAGGAGTTAATAAAAAAGAAGCAGGGTGGTCACAAGATTTAGGAGACAAGGGAGAACAAGATCTGACTTGGCTTATTTAACTATATGTATTAAAAAACAACAAAATGGCAGATACTAGTTTATTTTCAAGACTACAAAGATTATTTTCAAGCGATGTTATAATTCGTAATATTGGTGGAAAACAATTAAAAATCATGGATACAGGTAGGATCCAAAAATATGGAAACCTAGCTACTAATTCACTCTATGATAGATTTACACGTTTACATAAACCTGTAGGGTCTTCTTTACAATATAATCCAACACTTAATTATCAATCAATGCGACTGCAGCTTTATAGTGATTATGAAGCTATGGATCATGATCCTATTATTGCAGCAGCTTTAGATATTATTTCAGATGAAACCACTTGTAGAAATGAATATGGAGATGTCTTAAATATAAATTCTAATAATGAAAATGTAAGAAGAGTATTACAAAATTTATTTTATGATGTATTAAATATTGAATTCAATTTAGCTACTTGGGTTAGAAATATGTGTAAATATGGAGATTTTTATCTTAAAATGGAAGTTTCAGAAAAATTTGGTGTTTATAATGTTATACCTCTTTCAGTTTATGAAGTAGTAAGAGAAGAAGGAACTGATCCTGAAAATCCCTCTTATACTAGATTCACACTTGATCCTAATGGTTTAGCTAGTGGTGCAGCAAATACAATTAGAAGAGACCAATTTACATTAGAAAATTATGAAGTAGCCCATTTTAGATTACTAACAGATTCTAATTATCTTCCTTATGGTAGATCATATCTTGAACCTTCTCGTAAAGTATTTAAACAATTAATGTTAATGGAAGATGCTATGTTAATTCATAGGATTATGAGAGCTCCTGAAAAAAGAATATTCTATATTAATGTTGGAGCTATACCTCCTGAACAAGTAGAACAGTTTATGAGTGAAACTATTAATAAAATGAAAAAAACTCCATATATAGATCAGAATAGTGGAGATTATAATATGAAGTTTAATATGCAAAACATGACTGAAGATTTTTATGTACCTGTTAGGGGGAATGATTCAGCTACTAAAATTGACACTACTAAAGGTTTAGATTATGATGGTACTCAAGATATTGAATATCTAAAAGCAAAAATGATGGCTGCTCTTAAAATACCTAAACCATTCTTAGGTTATGAAGAAGGAGTAGAAGGAAAATCAACATTAGCAGGAATGGATGTTAGGTTTGCAAGAACAGTAGAACGTATTCAAAGAATAATAGAATCAGAATTAACTAAAATAGCATTGGTACATTTATATGCACAAGGATTTAGTGACGAACAATTAACTGATTTTTCATTAGAATTAACTGTTCCCTCTATAATTTATGAACAAGAAAAAGTAGAACTATTCACTGCTAAAACAGCAGTAGCTAAGGAGATGGTAGATGGTAAAATTATGTCTAAAGATTGGATTTATGAAAATGTGTATGGGTTATCTCCTGACCAATATGAAAAAGAAAAAGAATTAATATATAAAGATGCTATGGATGCATTTAGACTTTCACAACTTGAAAATGAGGGGAATGATCCAGTTGAATCAGGAGAATCTTATGGTACTCCTCATGATTTAGCTTCTTTATATGGTAATAAGAGAGATAAAGCAGTAGGTCCTGCTCAAGTACCAACTGGGTATGATGAAAATCCCCCAGGTCGTCCTGTAGAAAAACCACAAAATTATGGTACTGATAAAAGTAATTTTAGTAGAGATCCATTAGGTAAGAAAGGCTTAGAAGCTCCTAAACTAGAAAAACCATCAGATGGTAATAGAGTTTCTACATTTGAGGTAAAAAATATAAAAAAATCATTACAAAAACTTAAAAATAAAAAACAAATTTTAAAAGAAGAAGATGAAAATGGACTTTTATCTGAAAAAAATATCAAGTCTTAAAAATAAACATATATTTATACCCAGATAAATTGCAATTAAATGAAAATAAAACATTCTAAGTACAAGAATACTGGAATTTTATTCGAGCTTCTTACCAGACAATTGACTTCTGACACAATTGCGGACGCCCAACCTAAATCTTTATACATTCTAAAAAAATATTTCAACTCAAAAACAGAACTATTAAAAGAATATAAAATATACCATACTTTAGCTACAAAAAAGTTAGTAAAAGAAAGTAGTGCTACTATATTAATTGATACATTAATTGAAGCTTATAATAAATTAAATAAAACTAGATTAAGAAGAGAAAAATATAATTTAATTAAAGAAATAAAAAATAATTATAATGTAAGTAATTTTTTTAATTCTAAGATTAATAATTATAAAATAATGGCTTCTATATTTAATATATTAGAAAATAAAGAAGCAACTCCTCTTTCAATAGTTGATTCAAAAGTATCTATTTTAGAAAATATTGTATCTAAAACAATAAAACAAAAATCAACTAACCCAATATTAGAAAGTCTTCAAAAATCAGATAAAAATACAAGATTACTTACTTATAAAGTTATACTTGAAAAATTCAACGACAAATATAATAATCTAGCAGATAACCAAAAAATCCTATTAAAAGAATATGTTAATTGTGTTAGTAATAGTCCTGCTCTTAAAACTTATATAAATTTGGAAATTAAAGATGTAAAAAAACAAATTACATCATATTCTAAAAAAGTTAAAGATAAAGTAATAGCTATTAAATTGAATGAAACTAAAGATTTAATAAAACCTCTTTGTAAAAAATCAAATGTACATGATGATAATGTTATAAATTTATTAAATTATTACGAATTAGTAAACGAATTAAAAACAATCCATGGCTAAAAAATTTGACATACACGACTGGCAAGCTAGCCAAAGACAAAAACTCTTAAATGAAGTTAACATCAAAAGAGTAGTAGACCAATCAATGAGTAATGATGATATAGGTAAATTACAAGATGTAGTACGTAGTAATGATTTAGGTAAAGTATTAAATACATTAGCTGTTATAGTTGATCAAGATGGAAGCCAACCTGAATTAGCAGCTCAAAAGATTGCTGATTTGGTACCAGAAATTATAGATGTAGATGCCGCTATCCAAAAATATTATTATGGAAAGGATGATAAAGAGCAACCAGTAAGCTCTAAATTTTCAGAACCTATAGGTGAACATCATGGAGATGAAAATTTTCCAAAACAATCAGCAGAAATGGAAAAATTCTTAACTAAGTTAAAAAGAGCAAATCCAAAAGTATACGATCAAGTAGAAGACATTATTAGAAATAATTTTAAAAAACAAAATGAGGCAAGTATGACAGGAACAGGAACTTCATTTAATGCAGGTTCAGGAGAAGGATATATGACCCCAAATGCTTTTAAGAAAAAAAGAAAAAAAGATTAATTATGCTTTTAACAGAATATAGACAATTTCAGGTAGATAGACAATTAGTAGAAGCTTCTATTAAAGAAAACAAACCTTTAGTAGTATCAGGAGTAATTCAAAGAGCTGAAGCTAAAAACCAAAATGGAAGGATTTATCCAAGAGAAATCTTAATGCGTGAAATTCAGAATTATGTTAATGGTCCTGTCAAAGAAAGAAGAGCATTAGGAGAGTTAGACCACCCAGAAAGTTCAGTAATTAACTTACAAAATGTATCACATAATATCGTAGCGGTAAATGTTAAAGGAGATGACGTATATGGAACAGTTGAAATATTATCTACCCCTGCGGGGAATATACTTAAGGAATTATTCAGAAATGGAATTACTGTTGGTATATCTTCTCGTGGAATGGGTTCTGTAAAAGAAAATTATGGGGATGGAACAGTAGAAGTACAAGATGATTTTGAACTATTATGTTTTGATTTTGTATCAACACCTTCAACACATGGGGCATTTATGGAACCTACAGGACGTGCTTTACAAGAAGCTGTTATTCCAATATCTGAATACAAATATACAAACGTAAACAATATAATTAGAGACATTATCTGTGATAATACAGGTGTATGTAAGTGTTAAAGTCGTGAACAATTGACTGTTCATAAACACAAAAAAAGCCGCAAAATATGTGGCTTTTCCACATTTCTATCATATGTATAGGCAATAATAAAGGTTACAAAAAAATATAAACTCTATGAGAGATTAAAAAATTCAAAGTATAAGGTGGTTATGTCCAACTGCCTTTGTTTAATTAAAATTAGTATTAACGAAAAAAGAAATTATGAAAAAATTATTTTTAAGCTACAGCTTAGCTTTAGGACTGCTCTTCGCATTTGGAGTAAACGCACAAAATGTAAAAGGAAATTGGTATGTTGGAACAGGCGACGTCGCGAACGTTGCGTGGACTGACTGGGCAGTAAGCCCAACAATCG